CGATATTTTTCTAATAGATCTAAGCGTTTCTGTTGTTGTGCATTGCTGAATCCGCGTTCAAAGTCTGCCAATGGAATAAAATCAAATACCGAATAAACCATGCCTTCTGTTTGCACATCGCTTTTGCGTTGTGCTTGCTTCATCAGGGCTTGAAAACTTTCGCCGATGATTTCACCGTCCAAAATAAAACCATGTGGCCATGACTGGAATGTCTTGGCAAACTGGTTTTTGATCAGGTCCAGTGCTTCGACAATGTGTGGAAAGTTTTCAAAAGGTTTGCCATTGCGACTGTAGAGGTTTACAGTATTTTTGGTCATGACCGCCAAGACACGCACACCATCTAGTTTTTGTTCGATGCGCTTGCGACCCTTCATCTTGGCAGTATGCTTTTCTGAATCGGTGGCCAACTGGCAAGTAAACACCGGAATACGCCATTCGGTATTTTCCAAGACCTTGTTTAGAGTCTTTTCACTGATGCCACAGCGTAGATCCTTGATGATGACTCGACGACATAGGCTGTTCCATTCGACTGAATCAAACTGTTCGCTCATGAACTCGATAGCGGTTTTGGCATTATGCCCGGTTAGACTGCGAGTACGCAGGCCTTCCAGCATGGCCCAGAACTTGGGCCAAGGATTGGGTCGATGTTCTAAGCCCTCGGTTTCTGGAACCTTCTTGACACCAAACACATAGTAGGGATTGTAGGCCTGATAGCAGTTGAACAAGAAGCATTGTGCATTGGCACTGCCTAGTTTTGCCGCCATCAAGGCTTTTTCAATTACAGATTCCTTGTGTAATCGACTGTCGCTACTTTCAAGGTCTCTAATCCAGTCAGCGGCCACTTTGATCTCATTAAATTGCTCGGCGGTGTAGTCTATCGAGTTCATTTATTTAAGCTCTTAGTTGGCGATACTAACTTGTCCGATAACGGCTCCGGGTTTTTTAAGTGCTTCTTCACGACGAGCCTTATACTCGGCGTTCTCCACTGGCATCAAGTTTAGTGTAGAGCTAGTACCATCTGGCTGTGCCACTGTGACTTCTTGACTTTTGGCCGGTGCCACTGGTGTAACCTCAGTTGGTTCTTTGTCACCCACAGGCTTGTTGCCTGTGATCTCATCTAGTTCCTTAAAGGCTTCCTTGGCTGACTGCTTGATATCCTTGTTCATGCGTCCGTTGGTAGGAAGTGCTACCAACACATAGGTACGGATGCGATTGCCATCACTCACATGTTTCATTTCTACAGTTTCAACACCTGAAATGTCAATGTCGGCACACATGCTACGGATAGCCATTTCACTCTGCTCTGTGCCTACATCGCCGTTGTCGGCCTTGTACATCTTGACCTGACTACGCACCTTACCGCCTGCGGCTGTACAGATCTTGCTGTAGGCAATGGTCTTGGCCTTGATGTCAGCAAAGCCAAAGTCTGAGCTGGTGGCTGTGCCGTTTTCAAACACATAGCCCGGAGCCTTGGGTAACTTGCTCATCCATTCCGGAGCTTGTGCCACAGCCGAATTCATCTGAGCTGATTGAAGATTGTTTGCGTTGCTAAATTGACTGCTGTAGTTGTTGCTGGCTGTACCACACGCTGTCAACAACGTTGCTACTGCTGATACGATTACTAGTTTCTTCATTCTAACACCTCTAGGGTTTGGTTACTATAACAACATTTTACTACATTCTTTACCATTTGTCAACCACTTGCCAATCAGCATCGTGTAGCTGACAAATGATCCCTTGTCGCTGTAGTAGATCGCGACCAGGGTGTACTTCGGGTTCAATAAACCATCTGCAGGTTGAACTTCTATACTTGAATGGTTTGGGAAAATTTGGATGCGGTAACACTTCACTTTCGCGCACATGCTCACCACGCTGAACTGATCTAACTCGTATGGCTGGACGGTCGTCACATACTGTATTTTGCTCTATGTTCATTTGACCTCCGTCGGCCTGGCTCAGGATCTGCACTCGGCCTGAATCAACAGCACCACGA